AATGGAGCATATAGTAACGAAACACAGCAGTCGCAGTTAGGTACGACTTATGACGCCTACTCGATGCTCAACTGGAAGGTTCAAGGATCGACAGTAGATACTTCGATCACTATACCTTCATCTGGTAGTGCTAGAAATGCTCAACGTTGGGCCGTTCACGTTTTTCGTGGAGTAGATTCTACTACTCCATGGGATACCACTTCGACAACGGCAAGCGGTACAGCATCTGGGCGCCCAAACCCACCGTCAATAACACCTTCTACTTCTGGGGCATGGATTCTATGGTTAGGTAGTTCTTCTGCTGCCACTGGAACTGCTTACACCGCACCGACTAATTTTGCTACCAATTGGCGCGGTGGTACAACGGCTGACACTGCCGACTGCATGGATGGCTTCGGCTACTATACAGGCTGGAGTTCTGGAGCATACGATCCTGCTGCGATCACTGCCGGTGGTACGACAAATGCTGCTGATGCTTGGGTAGCAAAAACCGCAGTTCTTCGTCCTCAAGGTGCTACAACCCATTCTACTTCAGGCATATTATCAGCCGACTCAGCTTCGATCGTAGGTTCTTCTGCAAGAACTCGTGATCATTCTATTTCTGGCGCATTATCAGCTGGTTCAGCCACAATTGTTGGTTCAGCATCTAGATCAACTATAATCACACATTCTACGACTGGTGTTTTATCTGGCGACTCATCAAATCTTGTCGGTTCTGCTAGTCGCACTCGTGAACACTCTACAACGAGCGTTTTATCAGCAGGAAGTGCCACAGTCGTAGGTTCCTCTGCTCGTACTCACGTTCACCCTACGACGGGCGTTTTGTCTGGTGGTTCAGCAACTATTGTCGGTTCTGCTGATTCTAAGACCATAAGGACTTCAACCGGTGCGCTGACAGGTCCAGGTTCAACGGTCGTCAGTTCTGCAACTCGGTATCGGTTATATTCTACGACAGGCGCTCTTAACGGCCCCGGTTCAATCGTCGTAGGTTCGGCTTCTCGATCTACGAGTACAGTTACTCATGACACGACTGGGGTATTGTCAGCAGGTTCTGCGACAATCGCTGGTTCTGCTGATTCTAAGACCGTAAGAACTTCATCAAGTGATCTGATTGCCGGCTCTGCGATAGTTGTCGGTTCATCCTCTCGTACTCGTGCTCATAGTTCTACCGGCGTATTATCAGCAGGATTTGCGACAATCGCTGCTTCTGCAGAACATAGTATTCCAGCAGTAACTCACGATACCTCTGGCGTACTGTCATCTAACGGTACGACGATTAATGGCGAAAGTGCGATTAATCGTACCCATTTATCTTCAGGAGAACTGTTTGGTTTAAATCCGATAGTAGTTGGGATAGCTTCTAATTCATTAGAATACCGTTCTGGCGTCAATCGTCTTTGGATGTATGAATTGTATGCCAATTCTATTGAAGAAGATAGAAAGAAACGTGAAGAAAAGATAGAGAAAAAGCCAGCCGCCCCGGTTTTGCGGTTTAAAACCGCTAAATCAAGCAAAAAGGCAACGCAAAACCGGCCCAAGGCTAAACCTCAGCCAACCGCTACACCCAAACCCCTACCCCCTATTGTACGAGCAACCCCACAGGGGCCGTCATATATCGATTTTGTTGAGAAATTAATAGAAGAACTACCTGTTCTCAATACAAACATCATACCGATTAGGAAATTTACCTCATCGAAACCTGCTGCGAAAATTGAAGATAAAGTTAAGAAGCAGAAAAAACATGAGGAAGAATGGTTGCTCATGCTCGCAGCGTAAGCTAAACTATAGTCATGAATAGAGATCCAGCGATAAATGAGATGATGGCTCAATTGAGAGAATTGAGCGAAAGTTTTCACATCAACCCCTGTCCAGATTTTCCGTCCTATATGGAGAGGGTTGGACAATGTAATGGTCTCAAAAAGGCTATTGAAATTACGTTGTCTATTTACAATCAGGACGAAGACTAAACTTCTGAAAGGAGAAGTGATGAGCAGCACAGACCTTGATTGGTCTTTCCCAAATATTGATCCGGGTATCATTCCGCTAGGTGGACGAGTTCTAGTTCAACTTCGCCGAGTAAAGAAAACCACTTCATCTGGTATCATTCTTCATAATGAAACTCGCGATTATGAGAAGTACAATACTCAAATCGCAAAAGTAGTTTCGGTCGGCCCATTGGCTTTCAAAAAGCGCGATACGATGGAACCTTGGCCCGAAGGTGTCTGGGCAGTTCAAGGAGACTTCGTGCGTGTTCCAAAATATGGTGGTGATCGTTTTGAAGTCGCCGTACCAAACGAACCTGAAGAACCAGCATTGTTCATGTTGGTCAATGATCATGAATTGATTGCAAAAGTTACTGGCGACCCGATGGGTTTCCATGAATATATTAATCGTTAACTTCTGAAGGAGAAGTCCGTGGCAACAGAGAATCTGCTTGAAAGTTTCACACCTACTGAAAAAGAGGAAGGTGAAGAAATTATCGTTGAGATTGAAACTGGTGAAGAACGTGAACCACAATCTCAAAATGAAAAACACGAAGAAGAACAATTGACAGACGAAGAAGCGGCTGAAGAACAGGCTGCCGCCTCTGATGAAGAACGTGAAGCAATTCGTGAACGTCGCCGTCAAGAACGGCAGATGAAGAAAAATTATCGTAAAGAAAAGGAAGAATCCTACAAGCGAGAAATTGAAGGTCTTCGTCGTCAAGTTGCTGAAATGAACGAATGGAAGAATTCAGTTGAGCATCGCCGTGTAAATTCTGGTGTGGCTCAACTTGATAAAGCCCTTCGTGAATCCATGGATGCGATTGAAGTAGCTAAGAAAGCTATTCGCGAAGCTACAGAAACGCAGAATGGTGAAGCTCTTGTTGATGCTCAAGAACTTTATTACGTTGCTCGTAAACGTGCCGAAGACCTTGGTCGTTTACGCCAAAACATCACTCGTCAGATGCAGGCTCCGCCTCAACAGAATATTGATCCTGCAGTCGTTCGTAATGCACAAGGTTGGATGGACGGTAAAGAATGGTATGACCCTACGGGTCGTGATCCAGACAGTCGAGTTGCATTGACAATTGACAATGCGATGGCTGAAGAAGGTTGGGATCCACGTACACCAGAATATTGGAGTGAATTAGATAATCGCCTCAAAAAATACTTGCCTCACCGGTATAACTCGGGCTATACTGGCTCCAATGAGTCAAAAGGACGTAAGACTCCAACCGGAGGTTCTAGTCAGACTGTGAGTGCTAAATCTTCAAGCCGTGAATATCGTCTGTCTCCTGAGCGAGTTCGTGCGATGAAAGAAGCAGGGATGTGGGATGACCCTGATAAGCGTAAGAAGATGATTCAGCGTTACATGGAAATGGACAAAACGAACCAAAGGGGTTAAAAATGGACGAACGTATTAAGAAATCTGCAGATTCAAATCGTGTTTCTCGTGCTGTTGACGAACGTGCCGCAGCCGATGAAGCATTGACAAGTTCTCAGGAACGTCGTAAGATGTTCCGAGAGTTTAGCCAAGAGGCACTTCCAACTCCTCCGGCTATTCCTGGATGGCACTACTGTTGGCTTTCGACAACCAATCAATATGACCCTATCCATAAACGGACACGTATGGGTTATGAGCCGGTGAAAGCAGAAGAACTGCCTGACTTTAGTAATTTCCGTGTTAAGTCTGGTGAATTTGAAGGTCTCATTTCGGTTAATGAAATGGTTCTTTTCAAGATTCCGGCTGACATCTATCAGGAAATTATGGAAGAATACCATCACAACATGCCGCTTGAGGAAGAAGAGCGAATTAAGGCGAATGCCGTGTTGCCTGAACGTGATTCTAACGGTAAGCAGCTTGGAACGGTGGAAGGTGACGGGATTGGTTCTATGGCCTCTCGCGTCAAAGCTCCTGTTTTTCATTGAAAGGAATCTAAATGGCTACTACATCTGCCGCCTTTGGTTTCCGTCTGGCTCGACAGCCTTCGGTTCACGGTATTGCTCGTCCGTTCCCGATTGCTTCAGGTCTTGCGGTGAACCTGTTTAGCGGTGATCCGGTCAAATTGTCCGGTACTACCGCAGGTGAAGGTACGATTGATCTGGCGACTTCTGATGGCACTCGTTCGGGTACTATCGCTGGTACTCCGGTTCTCGGTATCTTCGTTGGTTGCGAATTCACTGATTCGACTGGTAAGCCGAACAAACTGGCGTATTGGCCGACTGGCACTGTTGCCAGTGATGCCATTGCTTGGGTGATTGAAGGCGACCAAAACGAGTTTGAAGTGCAAGCTGACGGTACTGTCATTGCTGGTGATGTCGGTACACAAGCGAACTTCAGCCTCGGTGCTTCGCCTTATGGCTCTACCGCAACTGGTATTTCCAACGCGACTCTGTCAGCTACTCCGATTGCTGATGATACACAGGGTCAGTTCCAAGTGATGGGTTTTGTTGAAGACGGTGCAAATACTGCCGGTGATGCATACACCCGCGTGATTGTCCGTATCGCCAACCCGCAACTTGGTCGCGCTGGTCGTACTGCTCAGAATGCCGCTGGCACTTAATTGAAGGAGACTTGACAAATGGCTACCCCGATGCGTAGTAGTGATTTTCGGTCCATTGTTGAGCCGATCCTGAACGAGTCATTTGACGGCGTTTATGATCAGCGTAAAGACGAATGGAAACAGTTCATGACCGAACAAACGGGTACTCCCCGTTCGTATCATGAAGAAGTGATGCTGTATGGTATGGGTGCTGCTCCGGAACTTCCGGACGGCATGGCTGTTACCTACCAGTCCGGCGGTCAACTGTACGTCTCCCGTTACACCTACAAGGTGTACGGTCTGGCGTTCGCACTGACCAAAGTGCTGGTGGAAGACGGTGACCATATCCGTATTGGCAACACGTTCTCTCGTCACCTCGCTCAATCAATGATCGAGACTAAAGAGACCACTGCCGCGAACATTCTGAATCGCGCTTTCAACAACTCTTACAAGGGTGGTGATGGCGTTGAACTGGTTTCGAATGCTCACCCGGCGATTGGTGCCAACCAATCCAACCTTCTGACATCTGCTGCTAACCTGTCCCTGACTTCTCTGGAACAGATGCTGATTCAGATTCGTCAGGCAACCGATAGCAACGGCAAAAAGATTCGTCTGAATCCTCAGAAGCTGGTTGTTTCCCCGGCCAACGTCTTCCAAGCTGAAGTCATTCTGAAGAGCGTCCTACGCTCTGGTACTGCTAACAACGACATCAACGCCATCAAGTCCATGGGCTTGCTGAGCGGTGAAACTGCCGTCGTCAGCCGTATGACTTCCAATACCGCTTGGTTTGTCATGACTGACAATACTGAAGGTATCAAGCTGCTCATGCGTCGCCGTATGGAGAAATCCATGGAAGGTGACTTCGAAACCGACAGCGTCCGTTATAAGTCGACTGAACGTTACGGCATGGGTTGGACTGACTGGCGTGGCATTTACGGTACTCCGGGCGTTTAATTGACAGGGGGCTTCGGCCCCCGTTTTAAGGAGAATCGAAATGACGTACTTTACAACCCCTCTTGAAGTTGGTTCAGCACCGTCTACCGATACCGTCGCCGGTAAAGGTAACGTTGTTGTTTCGCAAACGTCTCTGATTAACTTTGTTGCAGAGGGCGGTGGCGGTAGCGATAACGTTGATGCGACTCTCACACTTCCGATTAATTCACAGATTCTTGCAATCTATGTGGATACATTGACAGCGTGGGATTCAGTGACGTCAGCTGGTTTGACAATTGGTACGGCTGCGGGTGGTACTGAGATTCTTTCGTCGTCTGACGTTAAGTCAAACGGTCGTGAGACAACGGCACCAACCGCAGCGCAATTGGCTGTTTGGGATGATATCGGTACGACTAACACGATGTATATTCGTGTTGCTCAAGTCGGTAATACGACTGCCGGTCAGGCTCGTGTGACAATCGTCTACAGTCCGAAGTAAACGTTTTCCGGGGTACGTTAAACCCCGGAACTAATTCTTAAAGGAGTGGAACATGCTCATTTCCGCTTGCGCCGTAGGTTCGTTCGCCGTAACGCCTTCTGATTCAACCGTTATCAATTGTGAAGCCATCTATATCGGTGGTGACGGTAACGTTGCAATCAAACATCGTGCTGAAAATACGACGGTCACTTTCGTCGGTGTGACCGCCGGAACCATTCTCCCAGTCAAAATCGTTGGCGGTCGAATTATGGCTGCGACAACTGCTACCAATATCGTCGCTCTTCAGGTGTAACGATGTTAGTCGGTCTTGGTATCGGTATCCCATTCGCTAAGAAAAAAGCAGGTTGGTCTGTCGCTTCATTGTTCAGCAGTGGAGAGAATGGTGTCTGGTATGACCCCAGCGACTTCCCCACTATGTATGTTGATTCCGCAGGGACGACTCCGGTTACTGCCGTAGGTCAGTCTGTTGGCTTGATCTTGGACAAGAGCAAGGGGTTGGTGCTTGGACCGGAGTTGGTTACGAACGGGATGTTTGATAGCGATACGGCAGGGTGGGTAGCAGACGTACTGACAGCGACAAGCCTACCAACACTATCATCTGTGGGCGGCGTTTTAAGGATTACGTCAACAAGCTCTGCTAGTTACGGAGTTGCAAGAACTTCTTTCACTACAGAAGTTGGTAAATATTACAACCTTGTTCTTACCTATCTAGGTAATACCCCAGCAGCAGACTCCTATGTGATACGGGTTGGAACAACTGCGCTAGGTTATGATGTATTGAACATAAGCACATCAACTGGCGCAACAGTAGGGACAAAGAGTTTTATATTCAGGGCTCTTTCCACCACGACCCATTTATGCGTTGGATTAAATACCCAAGCGCTCGGTGATTACATTGAGTTCGACAACATTTCCGTCAAAGAACTCCCCGGCAACCACGCCTATCAAGCCACCACTGCAACCAAGCCAACCCTTCAAGTAGACGGTAACGGGAAGTATTACCTAGCATTCGACGGCTTTGATGACTTCTTGCAAACTGCTGCCATCAACTTCTCTGCTACGGACAAGATGAGTTGCTGGGTTGGTTATCATAACAACTCTACGGCAAATGGGATGCTGTTGAGTACTGGGGTTGCATCCACTTTGGGGAGTTTCTTTTACTACTTTCAAGAGGGATCGTCTGTTGCAAGGTGGTCATTGACTGGCACGACGACCGCAGCATTGCATTCTGCGATTGGTGTTGCTGGAAAACATACAGCGTCATGCATGTTAGATATTTCTGGTGCTCTGGTAAATGACGAAATAAAGCCAGCTATAGACGGAATAGGGTCTAATTTTACCGTGCATACCGCTGGCCCCGCAGGAACAGGAAACTTCAGCAGCCAGCCACTTACATTGTGTAAGTCTTCAGACGGGGTAGTCCCATTCAACGGCAACATCTACGCCCTGATTGTCCGTGGTGCCCTCTCGGATGCAGCCCAGATCGCCAACGCAGAAACATACGTCAATTCTAAGACAGGAGCTTACTAATGATCGGACCCTTCCCACTCATCGTCTCTAATGGTGTTCTTAAGAACAGCAGTGATGTGTTTAATATCCTCGACCCAGACTCTGGTGGTGCTTCTACCTTCTCCGTGAAACTCAATGCCTCTGGCTTGTCTACTGATGCTGTAACCCATTGGGGAGCATACACTATGCTAGAAGAGGGTACACACAATGCTTTAACTAATATGAGTACTACTGAATTCAAAGCGTATGTAGACCAAATGGCTGCTCTTCGAGGTCGTACTCCTGTAGGCTCCATTACAGCATTTAAGAATGATATCAAGGTGGGGTTAGCTGGAGAAAATCCATGGAGTTTTATTGAAGCGAATGGTTTGAAAGTAGTTCAGGACGTAGTATGAAAATCATCGTTCTCACATTACTTTTGACTGGATGCGCCACACCGACTTTTAGTGATCTTCCTTCTGTGAAATACTGTGAAGAAGTTAGGTATGATCGAGTTGACAATAAAATAACAATCGAAGCTAAATGTCGTACAAATTGAAATAGCAGTGCCCGCTTGGCGAGTAGCTCAAAATTGTGCTAGAGTATTTTAAAAGAGGGTATGATTATGAGCATTGGTCAAACGCAAGTCAAAATCTCAACAATTATTGAACATGCTCTTCTGCGTGTCGGTATGCCGGTTGAAATGCAGACACCGGCGATCGTTGATCAGGCTCTGAACAACCTTCATTTCATCCTTTCTACTTATCAGAATACTTCAAATATTCTGTGGGCAATGGATGAACATATGCTTCCTTTAGTCGCCAATCAAGCGACATACACTTCACCTGCCGGTACGGTTGACATTCGGGATATTAACTTCCGTACTTTGACTTATGTTACCGGGACAGATACTGCACCCGGAGCAGGAGTTTATCAAATTCAATTTGATGAACAACAATCAATCCAAATTGTCAAAATGACCGCAGATACTGCGTCAATTAGTATTGATGTTTCAGATGATGGTGTGGTATGGTATACAGTCACGACGATTAATCATACCGTTGGGACAGAGTTCTATAAACTCCCATCATTTAGTTCCAAATACTACATTCGTGCCACGCCTTCTACAGGTACAGTGACGACACTTAAGACAGCAACTGGTTTTTCAGATATTATGTTGTTTCGGTTTAATCGAAATGACTATATGATGCTGCCGAATAAGAATTACACAGGAAAACCAAATAGCGTCTACGTATCCCGTGAGTTAATTCCAGAAATCACTCTTTGGCCGGTTCCTAGTAACACTTATGCCGAACATACAATTCACTATGTTCGTCAACGTCAAATTGCTGATATTGGTGCACTAACTGATACATTGGAAATTCCTCAGCGTTGGTTAGAAGCAACAACTTGGCAACTCGCCAAAAACATGGCTTTTGAATTACCGCAAATTGATCCAAGTCGTATTCAACTCTGTGTTTCCATGGCTGAAAAATCTAAGATGGAAGTTGAGTTTGAAGAGCGTGATACAGCAGATTCTTGGATTTCACCTGATATCGGTGTGTATACAAGATGAGTAAGTTTCTTCCAGTTCGGACTAGTCCGAACGCTGCAATTGGTATCTGCCAACGGTGTCAGAAAAAGATGTACCGCTGGCAACTTCGTTTAGATGCGAACAAAACAGGTCTATTAGTCTGTGAAGATTGTAGCGATGAATATGATCCTTACAAACTTGCACCACGGCAACCTGAAAATATCACAATTCATCGACCTTTACCAGACGAGCCATTAGATGCCTGAAGCTCTTACATACAGTTCTCTTGTAACTGATATTCAGACCTATGCAGAAAGGTCTGATACCCCGTTTACAGAACAAATTCCTCGTCTGATTATGCTTGCTGAAAATCGTTTGGCAAGTGAAGTTCGTGGTCTTGGTTTTGTGCGAGTGGTTAATTTCAATCTGACCATCGGTAACGCTACTTATGAAAAACCGATTCGTTGGAGAGAAACAAAAGAATTGACAATTGTCACACCTACTGGTCGTAAATCAATTTACCCACGTTCATTACCGTATTGTCGTAAATATTGGCCAAACGTGGCTTCTGTAGACACGCCTGAATTCTATGCTGACTACGACTATGAGCACTATGTTGTCGCACCGACACCAGACGTAGCCTATGTGGCAGAGATGATTTATTATGAGCGTCCAGAGCCTTTGAGCAATACAAATCAGACCAATTGGACGACCCAGTACGCACCTCAACTTCTTCTTTATGCATCACTTTTAGAAGCGCAACCTTTCTTGAAGATGCCAGAACGTATTGCTGAGTTTCAAGCGTTATACGATCGTGCTGCACAGGCACTTCGTACTGAAGATATTTCACGTATCGGCGATGCCTCAGCAAACAGGAGTAAAGCATGACAGATTATGTTGACGTGTTTGGTGGAGCAACTGTATCTCCAGCCAATTCATCTTTTGAACAAATCACTTTAACAACTTCGGCCAGTTTCAACTGGCCGTATAACTATTCCGGTGACAGTTATGTGATTTCCAAGATTATGGAAATCACATGTTCAAACGGGGTAGTTTTAACTCTTCCTACTGCGAATCAAGTTAGTCCGGGTGAAGATTTCATTATTCGTAACGTAGGTGCTAATGCACTGACTATTGTTGATAGTACATCTGGTGCAATTGCAACTATTTCGGCTGGTGCTGCGAGTTATCTTTATGTTGTCGATAACTCAACAGAAGCCGGTACATGGGGTCTTGTTGCATACGGTGTCGGATCAAGTTCTGTTGATGCTGCGACATTGTCTGGTTTTGGTGTTCAAGCGATCGGTACAACGCTTAATCTTGAACATGAACATTTCTCAACTGCCGCAGGTATGACGATTACGAGCAGTTATCGTTCAAAAGTTATCAATTTCACCGGTGGTGCAGAAACAATCACATTCGATTCATCAGCAACATTAGGTGACGGATTCTTTGTAATGATCCGTAACTCTGGAACCGGTACACTCACATTAGATCCAAATAGTTCTGAAACGATCGATGGCGTTTCAACTATGATTGTGCAACCCGGTGAATCTGCGATTGTCGCCTGTTCAGGTTCAGCATTATTCACAATCGGTTACGGTCGTTCTACTCTGTATCAATTCACGCAGTTGACAAAAGATGTTAGTGCTGGCGGTACGATTACACTCAGTTCTGCCGAAGCTTCAAATAAACTTTTGACATTCGTCGGTTCTCCTGCGGCAGATTTAACTGTTGTCGTTCCTGCGATTGTTTCTGTTTACTATGTCTTTAATAACATTTCGACATCATATTCGGTTACTGTTAAAACTGCTTCTGGAACAGGTACGGCAATTTCACAGACACAACGTGCGATTTTGTTCTGTGACGGTACGAATGTCTATGCTGCTCAATCTACAACCGTCACTTCATCAATCAGTTTAGTCGACGGTTCAAACACAAACCCTGCTTTGAACTTTGCTTCAAAGACCAACAGTGGTATTTATAAATCTGGTTCGCAAGATATCGGAGTCGCTGTCAATGGTGCGAACGTTGCGACCATCACTTCAACAGGTATCAACAGTACTGCTGTCGGTGCGACTACTGCATCAACTGGTCGCTTCACAACCGTAGTCGCAACCACTTCTACCACAACCCCAACGATCGGTGTTGATGCAGATAGTCAACATACTCTTCCGAACGTTGCGGCAGATACGTTCACGTTAAATGCCGCAACACAAACTCTGACAAATAAAACGATCAGTGTTGATAATAACACGGTTTCAGGTATCGCGGCTTCTTCATTTGTTCTTTCAGATGCGTCTGGAAATATCAATGGTGCGGCTGCTCAAAAAGCTATTCCTTCAGGCGTTGTAGTTGGTACAACAGATACACAGACGTTAACGAATAAGACATTAACTAATCCAACGTTGAACGTTGGGAGTGGAACTCTTGTTCTTCCTCAAACGACAACTCCAGCACAGACTGCCGAAGGCTCAATTGTTTGGGATAGTGATAACGATATTCTCACAATTGGTGACGGTACTAATCGTAAAACGTTCAGTCATGACGCTGTCACTCGTCTTGAAACGATGTGGATTCCAGCTGGTGCAATGACGCCACAGTTTACAAACGGCCCTTCTGTTGGTATTACAGAATTGACAAACGATGTGATGTTACAGACATTAGACTTCGATGCTGTAACAGAAGAATTTGCTCAGTTTGAAGTTCGTATGCCAAAATCTTGGGATGAGTCCACTGTAACATTCATGCCGGTTTGGAGTCATGCGGCAACAACGACAAACTTTGGTGTCGTATGGGCATTATCTGGTTATGCTTTTACGAATGACGATGCGTTAGATGTTAGTTTCACAGGTGGTATTACTTCTGCAGATACGGGTGGTACTACTAATGATTTGTATCATGGTCCTGTGTCTTCAGCGTACACGATTCTTGGTACACCTGCTTCAGAAGATACAATCAAATTCCGAGTGAGCCGGGTTACAGCCAACGCTTCTGACACAATGGCGATCGATGCTCGTCTTCACGGTATCGTTCTTCTGTACAATGTGAACAATGTGACCGATGCTTAAACTTAATCAATTCACCGGCTTTGGTACAGAAGTACCATTTAGACCATTCTATATCGGTTTACCGACAGGTGCTGAATTATCTTCTAAAAATGTCATTATCGATTCAGATAAGTCAATTTATTGTTCTTATAAATTTGACGCAGGCACATATATTGAAACAGAAGTCGTCAAATTTAAGTTTGACGGAACAGTAGTTTGGAAAAAGAGAATTTATGATTCAGCAGGCGATCGTAGTGCTGAATTACATGCTATTTCTCCAGATGGTACTAAGCTCGCTTTAAGACTTAACAGTTGGACTGGCGGTGGTACTAATGATAAGATTGGTGTGATTCAATTAAATACTGCTGACGGTACTATACATAGTCAAAGAATATTTGCAGCGGGAGCGTCATTAAGTGCCAGCTACTATCCGCTGAAATATGATTCATCAGGTGATATCTATGTTCTCAGCAGCAGAACACAGACTAGTCCAAATGGATATATCATAATTTCAAAATTATCTGGTACAGATTTAAGTACCGTATGGTCTAAGTATCCTATTGGTATTTATTCTGCTGCGGTAGGTACAACTTCAGATAAAACATTTGAAGTTACATCTGATGCAGTCTATGTGGCGCATAGATGGGCTGACTTTGGTATTAGATTATTCAAACTGAGTACTTCTGATGGTAGTTGTTCAGACGGTACATATATCAACGAACTTGTATCGGGCGTATATTCAGTCAACATTAATAGTTTGATTTTAGACAGTGTAGGAAATCTTTACTGCGGTTGCGGTGAGTCTGCGTCAGGTGATAAGTTAGTTCTTGTAAAGTTTGATTCTAATTTAGACTTCGCATGGTTTACTTCTGCATCGATCTCAAATGGTAATCGTTGGTTAGAATTGAATGAATTTAACGGTGTTGTAAACATGTTCTATAATAATATCTCTACAAATGAAATTAATGAATTTGTTTTTAACACAGACGGATTAACA